GGAATACGCGGGCTTCACCGTTGTTAGCGTAGCCACCGAGCCAGACATGGGAGTATTTGTCCGGGTCGCGGCTGCGGTCATACTCCATTTCCTGCCGGAGTACGTCAGGAAACCACGGATTCTGATCGTAGTTGACCGAAACAACCACGGAATCCGGCGGCGGCTTATCACCCCGTAACAGAGCGTCTACCGGGTCTGTTTCTTCGTTCGGATTCCATGTAAACCAAAGTTCGGAACCGGGCTTTCGGATCGTTGGCCGGAGCAAATCCAGGCTGCGCTGGCTCAGGCTTTGCGCCTCTTCCACCCAGGCGCGGTCATAGCCTTCAAGTGATTTGATCGAATCGGCAGTGTGATTCTGCATCCCCTGAAAGATCACTAGCCCATCGCCGCGCTTTGCCTTGATGACGGCTTCCTGAACCTCGAAGTAATCCCCCGCGTTCATTGCCTCGATCTTCAGCTCTAGCAGCCGCTTGACCGACTGCGCTAGGCTTTTTTGGACCTCGCGCACGCAAACGCTGCGGGTAGCCGGATCGAGCAAATGAGCCTCGATCAATGCCTCGGCGAAGAAGTGGCTTTTCCCGCTACCCCGCCCGCCATGCGCCCCTTTGTAACGCGCGGGCTGTAGCAGCGGCGCGGCCCATTCAGGCGTCGGTAGATTGAGCGTTCTTGGCATTGAGAATAACCCGCTCGATCTTTTGGATTGCAAGCGGGTTTTCAGGATCGCCAGCCACGGTTACAGATTGCGCGGACTTCCCGTCAAGTCGGTCTGCAAGCTCTTTTACAGCCCATGCCTCGCCTTGGGCGGCAAGATCAAGCAATTTTTCTGCGGCATCCCTAAGGCGCTTCCCATCATCCTGAGCAATGGCCCGCTGGAGCGCGCCATAAAACGCGCGAGACTTCGCGGCATTCTGATTTCCTACTGGAGCGCCCATTGATTTAACCTATATCGTTTTGATTCCCAATAGTTTATGCTAAATGAAAATCTCTACTCGAACCGCCCATTCCGTATGGGGCCGCTGATCGTAAGCCCACGTGATCCGTTTGTCGGCATCGTCAATCCCAAGCCATTCGGCAACGGCATCCCTTGGGGCTTTCAGGCATCCACGCAAATTGTCATCGTCCAGGGTTTTCCCGCGCGGCCCTGAGAGCCTTGTCATTCGGATTACCGGGCAATCTTTGACCAGTTCGGCGCGTTGACTCGGCGTGAGTTTTTGCGTTTGCAGCATCCAGTTTGTTGCTTGCCTTTCAGCCCGTACCCGCTTTGCACGAACCGCCCAATGCTCTCGGGTATTCGGGGCGCTTACTGTCCTGAGCGGGATGTCCACAGCAATCGCAGGTTTTCCAATCGTTCTGCCGGAATACTGCGGCGCAAGTGTTCGCCTATCGCTTTCCGTGCATTCTGGGGCGCTTTCGCCAACAGCCGCAGGCAACATTCGTCGCAGCTCAGCAGGTACAAGCCGGATGGCTTCGCGCAGGCTTCGCATGTCACACCTCCACCGCTTCGGCCTGGATCGCTTCCCGCTCAAGCCTCGCCTCGCGCTGGTCTTCGGTTTCGACCTCCGGGCTGATCGTCAGGTTTTCACGCAAGGCAACCCGCCAGTTCTCGCGGGCAACAGACGGCAGGTTTTCGCCTACGGCCTCCCGGTCACGAAGCTCATATGCCCATGCCTTCGGGTGCGGCTTCGGTCTTTGCTTCAGCTCGACAAGCGAGCGCTTGAATGCGGCATAGGCCGGAGTCATGCGCCCCGCCTCGGGTTGCCAGTGCCCCGGCTTTTGCAGCGCTTGTGCGGCAGCACGTTCGGCCGCTTGCTCTGCGGCGGTTGCGCGTTCCCGGCGTCCGCTGGCGGCATCCCTTGCGAGTTTCAGCACCTCGGCAGGAAGCGGCATCTTCGCGTGCGACTTCGGCCAGTCGGTCAGCACGGCTACAACGTCGATCCGCTCGCATTCGGCCAGCGCATCGCCCCAAACGAGCAAGCCTGCGGCGGATGGAGCCTTGCCACCTAGCGCATCGGCAAGCTGCGCCAGCCGTTGCGAAAGCTCGGGAAGCTCATGCTTTTGCATCGCGTTCCTCCATCATCCGAAGGGCTTTTTGAGCCTCGGCGGCGGGGTCATAAGCCGACTGCGGCCTGCTCTCAGGTTCGGCTATCCAGCGGTCTAAAACCGCGTACACATACGCGGGCGGGATGCGCGCTCCAGGGCCTTTAACCCGCCTCGCTTCCTCCGCAGCGGCAGCGGCTAGAGCGGGCGTAATTCCGCCCTTGGCCAAAGCGAGTAATCGCGGCTCCATGGGGTTCGATTGTATCCCCTTTTCCCGTAGCGCGCGCGAAATTTCACCGGCTGCGCCTATGCGCGCTTTTTCTTGGTCTTGGTCTTGGTCTTGGTCTTGGTCTTGGTAGCATTGCCTTCGCACTGCGTTCGCTATGCGTTCGTTATGCGTTCGCATTGCGTTCGCATCGGTTTCGCATTGCGTCTGCTTTGCGGTTTGCAATGCGGCCCATCGTCCTGCAGCACTGCGCGAAGCCTTCGCGCGCTTGTCGTTATGCACTGCGATTTCTGCATCGCAGCGCGCGTGTCGCCAGCCTTCATCGGTCAGATTGAAGAATTCGGACAGAACGCTTTCAACTGCGGCGCGCTCCTCTTTCGTTTGCGCCCTGACCAGTCGGCAAGCCTGTTTCATGTCTGCCGGGATCGGGCTTTCTCGCGTGTAGTAAATATCCAACAGTCTCCTATACGCGGAGTCCTCGATCATTGAAAGGTGCGCTGTGGCGCTTGTGTAATCGCCTATGTGGAATGGGTAGAAGTTCACGCGGCGGCCTCGTCAAAAAGGCTCGCTGTATGCGCTTTTGCAGAAGACAAATACCGAATTGCTTGTTTGTAATAACTCTCCTTCAATTCTGCCCCGACAAACCTGCGGCCCATCTTTAGGCTGACGTAACCCTCGCTTCCAATGCCTGTAAATGGCGAAAAAACCAAGTCGCCTGGGTTGCTCCAAAGCTCTACACAGCGCTCAATCACGTCGAGTTGAAGCGGGCAAATGTGCCGCTCCTCATCCTTCTCCTTTGCCAGCTTGTAATTCAGCACGTCCGTCTGGTCGATATCAAACCAGACTGGCGAGGCATAACGCTGCCATACGGAGATCGAGTAAAGCCGCTGACGCTCGTCTTCACTACGAGCGCGCCCCCAGTCTTTTGAATTCGGCGCGTTGTAGCTCGATCCAATGTAATCGCAAAAACGCTCTTTCCCGCGAGTTACTGGCTCCCATTTTTCTTCATCGGCCCACTTGCGCATGACGATAATGTAATCGGCCATGCCCTGCCTGCTGGCGGCGCTGTCTTTGCAGAGTTGCTTGTAAAGCAGTCCGTGATTTTTCGTGCGCTGCATCTCGATTACCGGATCTTTCCAGATCGTCACTCGGCTATGGTATTGCCACCCCCTTGATTCGTACATCTTGATGATCTCGCCGGGAAAATCACGAAGACCCGCAGCGCCATCGCGCCCCTTATACATGGGCAGGTCTTTGCAATGAATCGCAGTCAAACGTCCTGGCTTTGTGATCCGATAAAGCTCCTCGGCAAGAAATGCGTAATGCTTCATAAACTCGCCATCGTCCGTGCTGTTTCCCATGTCATAGTCTGAATCGCTATAGATGTACAAATTCGAGAATGGCGGGCTATAGACGCTGAAACCGATTGAGTCTGCCTCGATTTTCCGAGCGACATGCACGCAGTCGCCGTGGTGAATGGTCCATCCGTCACCGCTTTGTGATCCAAAGTAGGGAGTCTCATTCATTTTGCTTTCCTGTTTGTAAAAGTTTGAGATTGCGCGAACCATCTCCGCCTTCATGACGTTGTGTTTCTTTTCCTTGTCTTGAATGATCGACAAGATTGAGCGCTCAGAATCAGCGGCCATGACGTAGCAGTTCACCTCGCGCTTCTGGCCGAATCGGTAGCAGCGACGGATTGCCTGGTAATAGTCTTCGTAGCTGTATGAAAGGCCAACAAATGCCATATTCCGGCAGTGTTGAAGATTCAGCCCCATGCCAGCGATTGACGGCTTAGTGATAAGCACGCGAATAGAGCCGTCGACAAATCCGTCTAGGCTCTTTTCTTTCTTGTCAATCGAGTCTGAGCCGCGCAAATCCACCGCGTCAGGAATCAAACCTTTAAGCGCGTCGGCTTCGTAATTCGTATTGCACCAAACTAGCCACGATTCATCGCTGGCGTTTACCAGCTTTGCCACCTCTGCGGCGCGGCGCTCAATCGTCAGTCTGCCCTCTTTATGAATGCTCGTTGCGTTGATTGTTACGGTTCGGAAAAGCTCCCCCTCTGCAGCGGGCAGGCCATCAGTAGACACTTCGACGAATATCTGATTTAGTGCAGGCAATACGTAATCGCTTCCGTCATATCCCAAATCTGCAGGATTAGACAGACACACGCTCCAGGTCGCACACCATTCCCAAAACTTCGTGGCGGCGTGCGGGCGAAGGACATACGCTCCGGCTTCCATCGTGTCATTCTGGAAAAACCGCATAATCATCTCGTTAGACGGCATGATGCCTAGGAATTCGGCATGATTCCCAAGCTCAAGATAATCATTTGGGCTAGGCGTTGCCGTGCATGCAAGTCGATACGGGACGCCGGAGCATGACTCAATCAGCGCGCGCTTGGTTTTCCCCATGTAAGACTTTAGGATGCTTGACTCATCCAATACCACGCCGCTAAACGAGGACACGTCAAACCGATCAATCATCTCGTAGTTTGTGATGATGATGTTTCCAGTCGCCTCGGATTGATCGCGGCAATATTGCACTTCAATTCCAAACTTTGCCGCCTCTTTCACGGTTTGATGGGCTACACACAACGGCGCAACGATCAACACTCGTCCATTGGTATGACGGCGGATTTCATCCGCCCATGCCGTTTGCATTGCAGTCTTTCCGAGGCCGGTGTCGGCAAAGATTGCCGCTCGACCTCGGCGCAGTGCCCATTGCACAATATCCCGCTGATGATGAAAAAGCCCAGCAGGCAACGTGATATCGCCAGTAATGCCGCTTGTGCGAATTGCGGCCCGCTTGCTAGATACAAACTCGTCGTAGTTCACACAATCCTCCAAATCCGCTCAGACCTGCCGCTGCGGGTCTTTCGTCTTTCCTCTGTCGGTTCCGCGAGGCCCGCATCTTGCAGTTCCGGCAGTCGCTTGCGGACGGCGTAAGCCTCCATGCCGATCAGGTCTCCGATTTCTTCCGGCCCTGCCTCACGTATTGCGTGCAGGCAATTCAAGACTGCGGCAGCTTGATACGTTGCCGCGCGCTGCATCGAAGCCCCAGCGTCGTGGCTTGTTTCGGGATCGAGTTTTCTGCTTTTTGCAATGTCCATTGGCTTGCCTCGTAGACTTTCACTCGGTTTATCTTTGTGCAGCGCGCGAGCTTCTCATCTAGCAACGAGTTCAGCGCATCCCGCACAGGCATCTTGCTGCGGTTTAACAGCAAGCAAATCTCGCCAGCACTCAGCCAGCGATTCTGTTGAATCAAAACGGCTAGAACGTCCTCTTTTATTGTTGACGTTTTCTGTACCGGCGCGTCCTCAAAATCGACCATCTTCTGTCGGTAAGACGTTTTGAGTTCGGCCATCTTTAGGCCGCTGGTTGTGTTACGTATCGCCTTCGGCGGGGGCCACATTTGCTCTCCGTTTGTGTTTGGGAATTGAATCGTTGCACGGTCAAGCGTGCGGGGGCAAGACAAAAATTTGCCGTTGCAAATTCGCAACGCGCAGAAAATTCATGTTGACGCTGCGTTATGCGTGCCACATGATGCGTCTATCGCAACGCACTACGGAGAAACGAATGAATCGCATGCCCTGCTCTGCCACCGCCGCCGAAATTGCCTACGATGGCGGCGGCGATGACCCCCGCACCGAGGCTGACATCGCAGCCGAAGCCAGCAGCTACATTACCGCTGCAGCGTTCAATGCCCGGCTGGAATTTGACCGCCCAGCCCTTGACCTGCTGACCGAAACCGTTAACGAAGTTTTCGGCTTGCGCATCAAAGACATCGTTGCCGAGTGCGCAGCGCAAATCCACTACGGCCGCGCTGATAGCGATGAGGCTGCACGTCGAATCGCGGCGATTGCGGTCGAAATGGTCGAAGACGCGGCCCGCGGTATGGCCGTCAACGGTTTCTAACATGAGCCTGCCACCGGCTTTTGTTGCGCTATCCGCCGCCGCATCGGCATATATCGAATCTCGGAAGATGCAAGACGCAGCGGAACACTTGCACCGCATTCGCATGCTTGCCCGCGCACCTGACTCCGTGATCCGCGAAGCGGCGGCAGAGTGGTCGCGGGCATCTGTTGAAGCAACGAACAATTACCACGAACTCGCCAGGTGTGCCGAGATTGCTGTGGCGGCAATCAGGTCGGCAGAAATCCCCCAGCCCGAATCACCGCGCCTTCCGCTGGCGGTCGAAATGGCACAGTTCGCACGGCAAGCTGAAATGCTCCGTCAATTTGAAAGGGACTGTGAATGAAACTCCGTTACTTGCGGCGGCGCGAAGTCGTTGAGGTCATCGGACTGACTGCGTTTTTTGTCCTCGGTTGCATTGGGGTCGGGGCAATGGTCATTGCTGACCTGATGAGGTAACCAGATGAAGCATATTCGCAATCTTGTGATTTGGCCGAGCAAATGAGGATCGTCTGGGCTTGTGTGGGTGCCGCAGTCGTTACGCCTGCCGTCTGGATTTGGGCAAGCCTCGTTTGTTCAAATGACGCTCGTTTCAAACGCGATGCCGACCGCAAAGCGCACATCGAAGCGTGTGCAAAAAACAACGCTATTGCTGTTCAGGTGCTGAATTCCGGCACGGTTTCTTGTGTTTCCGGCCCTGGCAAGAAAAAATGATTGAGGTGCTGATTGGACTAATGTTGTTCATGGTCGGCATTCTGCTAGGAATCTTTCTCGGAATCTTGTGGGCCAGCTATGACAGATGAACAGCAGGAATACGAAGAGTGGCTTAACCGTATGCACCAAAACGCGCACGAAGGGACAGAAGAATGAAGGTCTATCAGGCAATCAACAAAGTGCAAGCCGACATTGCAAAAGAAGGCATCGGCAAAGATCGCAAGAACGAGCAGCAAGGCTACAAGTTTCGTGGCATTGACGATGTTTACAACGCACTCGCTCCGATGCTTGCGCGGCACGGCCTCTGCATTCTTCCCCGCGTGACTTCGCGTGAGGTTGTCGAGCGCACCAACGCCAAAGGAACCGCGTTGTTTTACGTGACCGTGGGCGCTGAGTTTGACTTTGTGTGTGCCGAGGATGGATCAAAACACACAGTCGTCACCTACGGCGAGGCGATGGACAGCGGCGACAAAGCCACGAACAAAGCCATGTCCGCCGCTTACAAGTACGCCTGTATGCAGGCTTTCAGCATCCCGACTGAAGGCGACAACGACGCCGATGCGACCACGCACGAAGTACGCGGGCGCGATCAACCTGACCCGTTCACGCACGATCCCGCCACGGTTGGCCGGTTGAAGTCTGCTAAGACAATGCACGAACTGGCAGAGGCATGGGCAGCTATTCCGGCAAACCTTCGTGCGCGGTATTCGGCGTTTAAGGACACGCGCAAGGCGGAATTGGAGGCGCAGTAATGTCAGGCGGCAGCATGAATTATCTGTACTCCAAACTGGAGTACGACGCGACGTTTGAGACAAACACGGTCGAGCGCAAAGCGTTTAGAAAGCACCTTGCTCTCGTTGCAAAGGCGCTGCATGATATTGAATGGGTCGATAGCTCAGACTACGGCCTGGGCGATGAAAACGAAGCCATCCGCGCCTGCCTGCATCCGTCAGTGTTGCTTGAAACTGCGCTTGATAACGCGCGTGAAGCTGTTGCGGCGTTGCAAGCTGAAATTGCCAAAGCGGAGGGCAAATGATCCCGCAACAGTCCTCCGCATGGGTGCGGCAGCGCATCGGCTGGCTTACTGCGAGTCGAATGAAAGATGTGCTAGCCGTACTCAAAAACGGCCAGCCTGCCGAAGCGCGGCGCAAGTACGCGATGGAGCTTGTAGCCGAGCGCATGATTGACGGGGCGCTAGATCATTTTGTCAGCCCTGCCATGCAGCACGGCATTGACTGCGAGCCGGAAGCGGCGGCAGCGTATGAAGAAACGACCGGCAACCTACTGGATAACTGCGGCTTTCACCCGCACCCGTCAATCCAGTTTTTCGGCGCAACACCTGATCGGCTGCTAGCCCACGACGGGCTGGTCGAGATCAAGTGTCCGACAACCGTCACGTATGTCAACTGGCGGGCCGCTGGCGTGGTGCCAGAGGAACACAAGCCGCAAATGCTGGCGCAGCTTGCGTGTACTCGGCGGCGGTATGTCGATTTCGTGGCGTTTGATCCGCGAGTGAGGCAGCGGGAACACCGCATTTTTATCCGCCGCTTTGAGCCGACCGCAGAGCAGATTGCAGCGGTGGAGCAAGCGGCAGTGCAATTCCTGGCCGAAGTTGAGGCCCTTTTCCAGCAAGTAACCGAAGGAGTTTGAGCATGGGAATTAAATACGATCTCGTTGCAGTAACCGGCGAATACACCACAAAAGACGGTCAGACAAAAAAGCGCTACACGAAATGCGGCGTTGTCATCGAGACCCGCAACGGCGGGCTAATGGCGAAGTTTGAATCCGTGCCGGTCGGCAACTGGGACGGCGTGATGTACCTCAACGAGCCGCGCGAGAAAGATGCGGCACCGAAGACCATGGCGAACATGGCTGACGACGTGCCATTCTGAGACCGCCATGAGAGCCTGCCTGTTTTCCCTGCTACTTGTTGCCGCTCCCGTACACGCCGAGTTTTTCGACGGCAACAAACTGCTATCAACGTGCCGCAGCAATCAGCCAATCGACATGGCAGACTGTATCGGATACGTGACCGGCGTTTATGACACGCTTGCCGGTGTGCGCATCTGCTCGCCCGATGGAATCACGCGCGGCCAGGTGCGGGACATTGTTCTCACCTACCTGCAAAACGCGCCGGAGGAACGGCACAAAACCGCAGATGTTTTAATCGGCAATGTGCTGAGTGCGTTATGGCCTTGCAAGCGACCTGCGGGGCGGGGTGTTTAAGCGCCACCTAAGCCGCGTTGCAGAGCGCGGCTGTTCTCTCTGCCTCCACCTTGGTCTAGGCCCAACGCCAGGGGAAATCCACCACCTACGCGAAGATCAAGGCATGGCCCAGCGCGGCAGCGATGCACTCGCAATCTGTGCCTGCCCTGAGCATCATCGCAGCCCGCGTGGAATTCACGGTGACAAATCGGCGTGGCGTAATGCGCGGTACTCCGAAATGGATGCGCTGTCAGACACAATCACGGAGTTGTATATCCGCAACAGTTAGATTGACTGCGCGAGATTGCAGGATTACCTTGCGATCTCCACAAACGAAAGGAATCAAATGAACACCATCACTGTAAACGGCGTTGATTATGTCCGCGCTGATTCTGTTCCGAGCGGCAATCGGGCTGTTGTCGTTGTTGATCGTGGCTGGATTTTTGCTGGCGATGTGACCCGTGAAAACGGCCGGATTCGGCTGTCTCGCGCCGTGCATGTTTTCAAGTGGGAGTCGATTGGCTTTGCGAAGATGGTCGAAACGCAAAAGGCCGATCTGCGGAAGATTGCCGATGTTGATTTGCCAGAATCGGCGGAAATCTTTTGCATCCCCGTTGCAGACGATTGGGGCCTGTGATGTTTAGACCAGTCGGCTACGGCTACGGCTACGGCAACGGCAACGGCGACGGCTACGGCTACGGCTACGGCAACGGCAACGGCGACGGCTACGGAGACGGCTACGGCTACGGCAACGGCAACGGCGACGGCTACGGAGACGGCTACGGCTACGGCAACGGCTACGGCTACGGCAACGGCGACGGCTACGGCACAGTTAATACACGGAATCGTCGCAGGCTTTGACGGAGGAATGATGAATGACTTTGAAGTGCTGCCAGTCGGCACGGCTGCGCGGCTGGCGCAGTTGGAGGATGAGAACGAGCGGCTGCGGAAGGCAACGCAGCTATGCGACAAACACGCGCCCAACGGCGGCACTGTTTCCGCTTGTGTCGTCTGCTCAGGCCAGAAGCTGTCCTATGCGCTATCGCGCATCAGCTACCTTTGCGAGCCGCCAAACGAAATGGAGTGCAGCAGCTATGACCTGCACTACAACGAAGATGCCGTCGTTGCACAGGTCGAGCGGCTGCGCGACTCCTGTGCCGCAAAAGCCGACCGGATCGACAGGCTGGGGGAAACGGTCGGGCGGCTGACGGGCGATCTTCAGCGGGCGTATCGCTGCATTCAGGGAATGCACAACGCGATCGCGCACGGCACGTCGTTCCCTGCGGAGGCATATCACGCAGCGACCATCGCAGCGGCAAAGAGATTCGTCTGGGAGGATGCGCTTGATGGAGCGGGCTACTTCACTGGAAAACCTGTGGCAGTTCTGCACGAGGCGCTCGCTCTGCCCGAGGCGATGCACAAGGAGGGCCAGCGATGAGTGACCAAGCGATGACCACCCTCAACAAGATTCGCGAACACAGCCCCTGCGCCGATGGATGGTCCAAGCTGCTGCGCCACCTCGGCAAGACGCAGGCCGACGACGAGCCGCTGGCGCTGGTCACCGTCCTCGACAGCAATGGGCTGGAAGACGCGCTGTGGTGCCTGCGCGCCTGCGACGGCATTGACCGCAAAGCACGACTGTATGCAGTCTGGTGTGCCAGACAGGTGCAGCACCTGATGACGGATCCACGCTCGCTGGCCGCGCTTGATGTGGCAGAGCGGCACGCTAACGGCGAGGCCACAGATGCCGAATTGTTCGCAGCGAGGGCCGCAGCGTGGGACGCAGCGAGGGACGCAGCGAGGGCCGCAGCGTGGGACGCATCGTGGGACGCAGCGTGGGCCGCAGCGTGGGCCGCAGCGACGGCCGCAGCGTGGGACGCAGCGAGGGGCGCAGCGTGGGACGCAGCGAGGGACTCACAAGCTGCCGAGTTTCGTAGGGTGTTCGGAGGGGCCAGCGATGAGTGACCTCAGACAAGCAGCGCAGCAGGCGCTTGAGGCCATGAACTACACCGGCATGGATGTGGGCAAGTTCAATCGGATCAACGCGGCCAGTGCAGCCCTCCGCGCCGCACTGGAGCAGCGGGCCGAGCCGGTGGCAGGTGTCAAGGATTCCTTGACAGTTCAGGCAGAGCCGCAGTCATGTCCCGACGATGCGGCATGCCGAGATGAAACCGTGCGCCGTCTGCATGCCGAGGTCGAGCGGCTGCGCGGGTTTGAAGATCGAGCGGAGCGTGCCGAGCAGGCTGTGGTCGAGCTATCTGAGGAGCGCGATCACTTCAAGGCATTGGCCGAGCCGCAATGGTGCGCTTGCAAGCCGACGCGATGCGAGTGGCAGGGGATGACGGAGGAGGAGATTTGGGGCTTGGCTGCGAACTGCTTGGACAGCGTGGCTGGCAGGCTTCAATTCGCCCGCGCCATTGAAGCGAAGCTAAAGGAGAAGAATCATGGATAAGGAAAGCATCATCCGAATGGCAAGCGAGTGCGGGCTGATGATGCGCGATCAACCGATGCACGGCGTTGAAGAGTTGGCAAAAGCAGCCTACGCAGCCGGTGCCGCAGCAGAACGAAAACGCCTGAGCGAAGAAATCCATTCTTGCCATGCAAACTGCGATCATCCTGTATGCGTGGCCGTGCGGAAAGAGCGGGAGGCGTGTGCGAAGGTGTGCAATTGGATCGAGGTTGGTTTGCGCAATCCAGGCATGAAGCTTGTTGCCTCTGACTGCGCCGCCGCCATCCGTGCAAGGGGGCAATCGTGACAGACGCCGAGCGCAGAAGTCAGCGGCGCCGGCACGGCGTCCACTGGACTGCCGGGTTCGGCGGCTGCCTGCAACGAAGCGCCGTAGTGCCAGCGCCGATTTTTGGAAAGGACAGAACCATGGGTTGGAACAGAGAAGAATTGAAGCGAGGCGCGTTTGTACTCGTCGGGCTGTTGGTTGTGGCGATCATCTGGATTGGCGTTTACAGCAAAGAGAAGGAATGCGCGGCGAAAGGTGGCGAACGGCTACGGCCTCTTTGGGGAACGTTTGCGTGCTATGACAAAGCATCGCTGCGAGAGATGAAGTGACGCCGAACAATCGAATTCAGCCGCCGCGCAGCGGTCGGCTGGAATGAGGGGTTAGGCCTCGGCCCGGAGCGATCCGAATTCGAGGCGTTCGCGGAGCAGTGGACCGGGCGCAGCATGGCGCAACTCCTGGCCTGCGACACCTGGGGCCTCGGACTTGACTCGTTTGCGTGGGCCTGTTGGCAGCGCGCGAAAGCCGCAGAGCGCGAGCGGTGCGCGAAGCTCGCTGAGAGTTTCACAGATCCATGCGATGGTCCAGACTCTGCGATGGACACTCAGTTGGTGGCGTCGTGCATAGCGGCGCGCATTCGTGAGGCCTAACGTAATTTGGGAGGCACCTTCCGCCGGATAACCTGCCTCGGATTCACTAGAGCATCCGCAGGCAACTGATTAACCGCGTAGCGGGCGGCGGATTACTGCCCGCACATCAGGAGCAACTATGTCAGAAGCAGTCGGCATCATCATCGCAATCCTCGAATGGATTCGCCTCGCCATCTAACCGGAGGAATCATGGACTACAGCTACGAAGATCGGCCCGAGCCGGTGGATACCGAAGCGGTGGAAATCACTGAGGAAACGCTGGCACAGATTGGTGGCGGCGCGGTTGGCGTTACCATCTGGTTCTAATAAAGGGGGGCTTCGGCCCCCTACTTTGTCGCGCCCTGCACCTTCTCAAACGTCCTCAATCCACCAAGACCTAGCATTCCCAGCAGGATCGTAATCAGGTCTGCCATGTCCAGCGGCGGGATCGGTTGCGCCTGCAACCCAAAGACCTGCATCAGCCACGGCAGCAAGGGCCGGATGATGTAGTGAAACACCAGCGCAAGCCCGCACACCCAGCCGATGAACGGCCGCCATCCGGCAACGAAGATCGTTCGGTGCGTTGCCTCTGCCGCGTTAACCTGTAGCTGACCCTGTACCGCTGCAACCTGGGCGGCAATGATTGCCTTTTCTTGCTCGCTCTTGTCCGGCCAAATCTTGTTGATTGCCGTGGTGACAAGATCAATGCCAGCGGTCACGGGATCGAGTGCCATTAATAGCTCCAAATCATCGGGCGGACTAGCGTCATACCATCTTCGCAAGTGTCCAAGTGGATGAACCGGCCCGTTCCTTTTTGCTGCGCGCCAATGCCGGTGAATCCGTGCTTCAAAGCGATCTGCACAAGCCTGTAAGCGTCTCTGCCGGTAACGTCAATGTCGGCAGCATTGCCGGTTGCGTGTGCGCCTGGGGTTGCCTTTGCCGCTTCAATCGGGTGCTGTGGACAACGATAGCCGCTGTTGATCCGCATGGGCGCGTTGTATTCTTGCCGCACTGCAAACAACTTGTCCATGAACAGACGTTGCATTTTCTCGGTACGGCAGTGCTTGCAGACAAATTCCCGCTGCTCAAAGAACGGCGCGTAACGCGACCAAATCACTTCATCCATCGCGCACCGAATTGGGCAATGGCAAACAAGACAACGGCAACCGACCAAACGCCAATACCTCGATTGACCCACATGTCGAGCTTCTTGTCGAGCTTGAGGATTTGGACATCGTGAACGGCAAGCAACGATTCGCACTTGCCAATGCGCTCGCCTTGGGTGGACTGCCGTTCTTCGATCAAAATTAGCCTTTGGACTGCATCGGTGAGCTTGTCCACTTTGGCCTCGATTCGTTGCAGGTCTGTTTCCATCTGATTAAGACCAAGTAAATGTGGTTGCTCCAACTGCGATCCCAAGCACTTCGGCAATTAGCGTTACATTACCAATCGCGCCGCTTGCCCCCGGAGTCATGGATACTGTCCACACCCCGCCTGCATTGGAGATTGAATACGTCGGCAGGGTTGTCAGCCCGTTACCTGCTTGCGTGCTGTTTACGATGGACGAATTGCTGTAGTAGCTGCCGTCCTGGTGGAACGTGAACACCACCTCTTGATAGATCGCGCCATTCGGGAAAGATGAGTCGTTGCCAAACATCCGCAAGTGAACGAACGCACTTGCTGGCGAACCAGTCATTGAGAACGTGAAGATATTTGTCGCAGTTGCGGCAATAGCTTTGGAGTAGTTCTCTTTGCGGATGCCGCTTGTTTGCGAGCGAATCGCGTAAGCAGCCCCACTGCTGCTAACAAGTGCGTCGTTGAACGGTATGTCGCGCTTGGAACTGCCACTGTAGCTGATGAAGGTATTCCCGTTAGTCGGCCACTGCGTCCCGTTATCAAACAGGTTTGTGCCGTTCTGGACTCCAAGGTTATAAGCACCGTTGGCGGCGACAAAATTGCTGAACTTGCAGTCATTGAACGAAACACTTGACGAGTCCAGCAAGATGTAATTTGCCAGCGAAGCCCCTGTTATTGCAAAGGCGTACATCGTATTGACTACAGCAATGCTGTTTTCAATTATGAAAATATCTCCGCTTGCAATTGCGGTGATGTTTTCCATCCCGCAGCCGTTCATCGTGATCTGCGAGGTGATGAACTGATACGCAGAGCCGGTGATATTGTCGGCCCCGCAGTTGTTCATTGCTGTATAGCCAAGGCTGTTTATGTACCAACCAATACCGCTGCCGTCTCGTGCCCAGCAGTCCATGAAGTTGCAGCTTGTGCCGGTCGGCCCGCTGGTGCTGTCAAGAATCCAGTTGAAGCCGCGCCAGCTTGTGCGGCCGTTGCCGTTGTGCGTCACCCGTTCAAAGGTTGACATCCAGGTATCGAATGTCGTGTAGCCGTACTGAAACCCAAGCGTCTCCACGTTCTTCATCGTGCATAACGCGGCGCGAGGAGCATAGATCGCGTATGCATTGTTGTTTGATCCGCTAGTAATCTGTAGATTACTGATTTCGCAGTTGTATGCGTAGTCATCAAACACATTGAAATTTGCGTGCGTCAGGATGATCGCCGCGTCTACAGCGTAACTGTCAGAAATAGCGCCTCCACGTGCGGTGTTTGATCCAGATCCGACCGTGGTGGTTGTTTTGTTGATGATGGTGGAACCAACACCTGCGCCGATAAGCCTCGCGCCCTGCGTCATGTACAGCGGGCTGGTGATCCTGTACGTGCCGGATGGCAGGTATACGTTCTTTGATGCAGCGATAGCGTTCTTGATTGCGTTGGTCGAATCCGCCACGCCAGTAGGATCGGCCCCAAAATCAAGAACGCTGACCTCATCCCGCAACTTGCTTTGCACCGTGCGCGGCTGCGCTCCAAGACCAGATTGCAGAAACCCAACGACAGACGATCCGCTCGACTCATCGGAAATCTGATCTAGAGCATCGTCAACACTGCCAGCAGTAAGCAAACTATCAGGGCCTGGCACGTAGATTTGATCTCGATCCGCATCAGGCACGTAGTATTGCTGTGTTCCGTTTTTGTTTTGCACCCGGATGGAGTACGTATCAACGCTGGTGTAAAACCGCGCAGGCGTGCCGTTGCGAGAAGGAAACCCGGCAATCGTGCGGATGGGCTGCTCTGCCGTAATTGTCAGCGCAGAGTCCCAATAGACTCCAACAGGATTAACTTGCGGGTCTAGGTTCGCTTGGCCGATCCAGATATAGCCGTTATCAAGCGGCTTTCCCTCTGTATCAACAAACGCAGGGTATGGCGGCAGAATGCTTACGCTTGACATCGTGTTTACTCCGATAGCGGCTTGAGTGCTTCAGCAACTCGCTTTTTCACTTCTCGATTCTTGACGTACTTGTTTGCTTCGCGCAACATGGTCAATACGGGGGCCGGAACACCAGTCGCGCCAAAGGTCAAAAGCGAGTCCATTGCTACAACCAGCGCACTTGCGGTGCCACTTGTGTTGATTGCTCCAGGGGGTGCCGTATAGATCACCTTCGACAACTCCGCAAGGTCTCGGATCGTTTGCGCCTGCTTTTTCCCGTAGAGCGCTTCAAGCTTTCCGTCAAGATCGAGCGATTGCACGGTGCGATTCAATTGTGCCGGAGACAGTACGGGATTTCCTGCGGCATCGCTCTCGCTCGCAGAAAAAGAACGGCGCTTGATGTAATCAACACCAGCGGCTTTTAGGTCTGCCCACGCCTGTTGGCCCGGCTGACCGGCCTTCAGCAAGGTTCCACGTACCTTGTTCATTTCATCAACAGGGGATGACAAAATCACCTTGTCGAAAACATCCTCAAGGGCAATTTGCCGCTCGTTTGTTCCCGCCTTTGTCCCAATCAGTCGTGCAGTAAGTCCTACGTTTTCAAACTCGTTCGCAAAGTCCGCGCGCAGTTTGCGGGCGTTTCTGTAGAGATCGCCGCCAGCCGCTTCGGTTGATTGGTCAATCAGCGAATTGATGCGCCGCCCAAAGATTGATTCTCTAGGGTTTGTCCAATCAACCGCCTGATTTACAAACTGACGCAACGTTTCCGCGTCATTGATTGCCATAGTTCTAGGAACGAGATTCCCCGCGTCATCGGCGGCAATTGCTCCGAGTCGTTGCGCTTCTCTGCGCACCGCGCCAATCATCGGAACAACGCCCTCCATGCTCGACATTTCAGACAATCCACCGGCAAGCGGCCCCATGTCTACGGGGTCTGCCATTTGTCCGGCTTCTCTAGCCCGCTGATATGCCCGCTGGATTTGCTTCCGCTTTACTTCGGCCTTGTTGACAATTGCGTCAGTGACAACCCGGCCAATCTCCCGAGATTCACGCGCAATGGGCTGCGGCAAGTCGATAAGCGCATCAAAGTTGCGGATGAAATTCGCGGATTGCTTTCCAACCCGCTCACGCAAAGGCTCTCCAACCTCCGGCAGCTTTGCGGTCTCTTTTTCAAACTGAAGGCGGGCAAAATCTCGGGTCCGCTGGCCCGCGGTAAGGGCTGTCTCTCCGGTAAACGGCACCGGCATTCCTTCAGCCAAAGCCACTCGCTCGATTTCCTGCGGAGTACCGGCAGAGCCAATAGACGCCCTACCTTGTGCGGCTCTTACAGTAGAAGGCGCAATGGCGGTTTGCACCTTTTCAGCGCCAGTGCGCGCGGCAGTTTTCACGGCAGAAACCGTGCCAGGTAACGCGGCAGCGCCACCAGCAAGGCCACCAGCAAGACCCGCTGCAAGTTGTCCAACCGTGCCAGCCCCTTCGCGCTGCGCGATCTCGGTCGCAAGACCAGCACCAGCACCGCCAGCAACCTGCGCGGCGGGCTGCGATGCCAATGCGCCGCCTACCTGACTTGTCAGGCTTTGGGCTGGAGCGGCAACCTGTAGCGCCTTTCCGAGTGCTGCACCGCCACCACCAGCGGCGGCGGCGGCAGTCGTTGATTGCACGATCTTTTCAGCCTCGGAGCGAGGCATTGGCACGCCAACGCGGGTTAGAAAGTCGGTCAGCGCATCAGATGGCAGTGTGTATTGTGTGCCTAAAAGCCTGTTTACGCCTCCGACGATTGGATCGCCAACGGCTTGAGTAAGCGTGCCAGCGGCAAGACCCGCTGCGGCCCCAGGAACCGCGCCAACGCCACCGGCCATAGAGCCAATAGCAGCGCCCGCCGCAGTTGCCGCAGCCGGTAGAGCGAGCGCACGGACAACGGCGCCGCTAGTGCCTGCGGCCGTGGTCTGCGGCTTTTGACTCGCAAGCCACTCCTCGGGCGACATTGGCCCCTGTTGCGATGCAAGCCACTGCTCAGGACTCATTTTGCACCTACAGCGCGCTTATAGTCTTGCCATTGTGCGTCAGTGAAGTTCGGCGGTCTGGTGTACGTTTTCCCGCCAACCGTTGCCGTATCTGCGCGGCCACCGCCGGGAGTCGGCGCGGTTTCTACAGGCTGGAGGAAGATGTTTGACGGATTCAACCCGTATCCCTTGGCAATCCGCTCAAGACCCGACCTTACTGCCGCCTCTTGTTCCCCGGCAGAATTGAACAGTCGTTCGGCTTGATTCTTGAACGCGGCACGCTGAGAAGGGCTAAGACGCTCGCCGCTTGCGACCTTGTTGTAAAGATTCAGCACGCGCTCAGGTACACCGGCCGCATTCTGCGCGGTTGCGAATTCACCCTCACGCACGACCGATCCGGGATCAAGCATCTTCATGTAACCGAAGATCAACGACAGATCGCCTACGGCGTTATCGTCGGCAGAGATGACGCGACCATAAGACGCTTTAACGTCTTGGTAAACCTTGGTGTTGTCGTTGTATTCCTTGCGGAATTTGCCCTCTAGCTCCGGCCGCTTTTCCGCCGGAACAATGCCAGCAGCTATTTGAGCTGCTTCGGCATCTTTTCTACGGGCATCTGCTCCAGAAGCGGCAGCGGCAGCACGCGAGGCAGCTTGCGCGGCTTGTGCCTGCCTGATTTGCTCGCGGGTCAAATTCAGAGACTCCGCAAGCCTCTCAGGCGCAAACTTTGCCTCGGCTTCTTTGACGATTGTCTCGGCGGTTTCTTTTCGTAGCGTGATCGGCGCGAGTAGGTCTTTGCGGCGCTGCTCTCGAACGGAGGCAATCGAGTCATACCAGTCCTTGCCAAACGAAGCGCCACCGATTAGCTCGATGGTTTGCGCCGCTTGTTGAGGATTGATGTCGAGACTTTTTCGCGCGACGTTGAAGGCTTCCCGCTTCTGCGGGTCGGTCTCTGCCGCGATCCGTTGATCTAGGATCGTCTTTGCCTGCGCCGGATCAACCTCAATCGCCGCCAGAAGTTGACCATAAAACCGCTTCGATGCGTCTTTCTCTCGATTGTCCATCCGTTCGGCAACGAGCTTCAAGCCCTCAAATTGCTGTTTGTCAGCGAACGGAAGGATGGCTTCCAAGTCTTCAAACTTGCGATTCGGATTCGAGAAAAACGATTGCAGCGCGCTTTGGAATTGCTGTTGTCTTTGCAGCGCAGCTTGCTGGGCTTGAACCTGTGCCGCTGCCATGTCTCGCTGCGCCTGAAGCTGCGCAAGACCGGCACCAAACTGCAATCCCTGCATGAGAGATTGCGCCGGGTTCGGCACGTTGATGCTGTAGTCAATCGGCCCCATGATTACTCCCAGCCGCTAAATTGAGGCATCTGCGGACGCGCTCCACCGAATAGCCCTTGCATCGGGTTTCGACCCATGCCCATGCCAATTCCAACAAACTGCGCAGGCAACGCTAGGGCTTGTGCCCAGGGGGCTGCACTGCCCAGCGTGGCACCAGCCCTAGCGGCTCCTTGTTGCTGTAACAAGTTGCTGATGTTGCTTGCCGATTGAATGCCTGCGGTTCCGACCCCTGCGGCAGACTGTTGACCAAGGGCGGTAAGACCACCTAACCGCTGATACTGTTCGTCAATGGCCGATTGCAGCAATTGCGGCCGGAATTGCGCGAGTGCGCCCTGAATGTTCCCGCCTCGAAGACCTCCGGTAGCGGAAGCCTGTTGCAGCATGGCGGTTTCACCTTGCCTCGCGAGGGCCTGAAACCCTGCGCCGCTTTCAATGCCTTGAATGGCCTTTGCTTGCTCTTCCGGCCCGAGAAGACCGAGCAATGCTTGTTGTCCTTGCAGGGCAGGGGTTCCGGCTTCAACGTAAGGACGCAGAAGCGCTTGCAGCGCGTCAAACTGGCGACGCTGCTCTTCGATTCCGGCCTCTGCCGCTGATGCTTGTTGCGCGCCCGCCCTCCGCGCCGCGCGGCTTTGAATTGAGCTGCCGACAATCGCGGTTCCGCCAGCAATTAAGCCGGTGATTGGATCAGGCATTGTCAAACTCCTTACGGTATTCCTCGAATGACTCGCCGTACAGACTCAATACCTGCGGGGCAAGTTGATTTGCAACGGCAGGGCCATGAACAAGACTTACAACCATCAGCACAACGTCATAGAACCCGGCACGCCACGCAAACGCCATTTCTGACGGCTTGCCTTCGCGCTCTAACGTGTCTGCCGCTTGCCACTTGAGGATTTGCAGCGCAACCACCGGCAGCAATGCACCGGAGTTGGCAGCAAAGAACGGATTCCCAGGCTGAACCGCCAGCGAATTCCAGATCAGCGCGTTTAGCCGATCTCGGCTGACCTCATCGCCGTCTGCGTAGTCATCAAACGTCTGGATGATGTCAAAAAGCCCGCACAGCCAATCAATGGCGGCGGGCGGTAGCTGTAGTCGTTCAAAGTTCTGACGCAGCATGTTAGCTCCGGGCTGCTGGACGCCAGTTGACTCAGCGGCGGTCATTCTAACACCTAATCCTCAAATTCACGTTCTTCCCATGCTTGGCACGACCGCAAATCGTGACACACAAAGTCGAATTCACGGCAGTAGCCACGGAAACCCGCACCTACGTCCCATTCATTCCACGGGATGGCGTCCATTTTTGCCTGCATCAGCGTGGAGTTATCGTAATACTCGCAGTTCGAGCAGCGGCGGCGGCGTGCTTCGGCTTCCGTAACCTGCATGGCCTTTGCGAGACCTTGCCAATAAGGCTTGTTCGCGCCCTTTTCGTTGCTGGGCTTTTCAGGACCGAGCATCCAATCCTCAATCACCATGCGCGTATTGGCTCGATTTTCCGCAGCGGTGATAAACGGCTCTTCTTCCTCAATCCTGCCCAGCGGCATGATGAGCGGCATTTTTGCCCTGTCCATTACGAAACCTCCCGCCCGCTGATGCGGAGCGTTAACGCACTCGCCGCGCTGGCGATTGTGCTGATGAATGATCCGGGGTCGAGGACCTGACCGACCAATTCAGGACAAAGGTACGTCTCCCCAGGGACTACGCTCTTGTCATCAATGACAAGGTTTGCATTACCCGGAGACCCGCTAGCAGGCACAAGGTTGACAGAGAATGTGCGGTTAGCAGTATCGGTGTTCGTAACCGTGGCCTTGTCGATGATCGTCCGCACGCCGGTTGCCGTGTATTGCGTTGACTGAGAATTGGCCATCTGAGTAAATGCCAAGACTCGAACGGTTACAGTCATTGCTGCACCCCTTGGATATTGTTTGAAACCGTAACGATAATGCTAGGAATCGCCGGAACAGGCGCGGCGGCAGCAAAATATTGCAACTGAACAGAGACATCAGACACGGCAAACATCAACTCGACGTAATCGCCTGCCTTTAAGTCAAAGAAGAAATTCGCGGCGCTAAAAATCTCGGCGTTGTTCCCTTGAATCTGAATCTGGCTGGCAGAGTTTGCAACGTCCGCGCCATTAACGCGCGGCCAAATCCAGAAGTTCGCGGTTCCGCCGCTGGTTTTGTCTAGCTGGATCGAGAATTGCAGGTTATAGACGCCCTCGTTGTCTACGTAGATGCGTGAATTCGGAGACCCGACGTAAACCCCGCTGCTTATGTCTGTGGTGTTTAGCGTGATCGCCGTCGCAGTGTTTGCTGTTGCTGCAATCTGCGTTTGCGTACTCAGGAAAGACCCATAACGCGAGCGCTTTACCTCTCGCTCAGGTGGAGCGAGTGCTAACAGGTCGGCTTGTTGCTGTAGTCGATCAATCAGCGCTAAGGCTTGCTGTGCCGTGGCTTGTGCGTTGCTGATTGCTTGTTCTTGCTGCACCTGGGCAGCCTGCCATTGTGCGAGTACGGCGGCGGCGTTTGCGCTATCAGCAGAAATACCAGCGGCCTCTACTCCGCCGTCTGAAATGTCACCCGCAGCAGCGAACAGCTTTTCAAACTGCTTAATCTGTTCGTGATCCTTCAGAAACGAGGCGAGCGAGTCGCGCGTGAGATTGAGCCTCTTAGCCATTCAGCGGCTCCAGCTTTGCTTCGAGCCTTACGAACGTCAGCGGCGATTGTGTGTCACCGGCAAACCGTTGAACACGCCAGTTGCGCATGAACCCTTGCCGCGTCCACAGCAAACGCTTGTTCCTGTTTCCGTTGCCACCAGCAGAGATTGACCGCTCTTGGCTCCACGTTAGCCCGTCAAGTGAATAACTGGTGCTGATGTTAGGGCTAGTGCCTAGCAGGTTTCGCCCGGTGATTGCGACTAGCTCCAGCTCGTTAAAGATCGCGCCACACCCTTCGTTGTATGCAATCAGCGTGCCGAATTGCCACCGTACATGCGACCCCCAATGCCGCGCGGTTGTATCGGTCAGATACCCGAGCAACGCGCTTTCAGGGTGCCCGCAAGTCCAGCGGTCGTTATGCCAAACGAAGTGGCGTGCCTTGTAAATTCCAAGACCTACACGAGACGAAGTGAGAATGAACCAAACGGGAGTTTGTAAAGCCTGAGATGCGCCACCGTCATAGACTAGGGTCTGATCCGGCAAATGAACGTACAGGTACAGATGCGATCTATCGTTTCTGTATTCCACCTCTACCGTAGACAGTTGATCTTCCGTATAGGAAGACAGAATGTCATCAACGTCCTGCGTTGAAATCTTCTGCGCGGTTGCATTCGATCCAATGTAGATTGACGGCTGCTCATTTCTGCCGCCGCCAACAAAGGCGATTTGCTCCATGAAAACGCAGGCGGCATGCGTTCCTATTGCACCCTTCTGGATTTGCGCCCCGTCAATCCGCTGGAATGGAAAACCGGCACCGCCAACGTTGTCGAACACTTCGATTGTGTAGCGGTTGATGGCGTAGACCTCATTCCGCAGCTTTACAAGCGCTAGCACCGGGTCAGGGTCGGCTTCGCTCGATCCGTATTTCAGCGGATCAACAGCGAACTTGTCTGCCAGTTCGGTGACAATGAGAAATTCGCCATCAGTTGTCATCCAGTAGCCGTCAACCCAGCACATATCAACCACCGTGCCCAGGTCAGGATCGGTGTTTTGCTGTAGCGTTGCGCCGTCCCAGAAATACAGGTTTCCGGCCGATGCGATTCCAAGTGTGTCAAACGAATAGTCGAACGTTACCGGCTTATTGTCGTTGGCAACGTACCCAAGAATGGTGATTGTTCCGTCATTGGCAACGGAAACAAACTGATTTGACAATACCCGGTAAAGCGTGCCATTCCAGTTGATTCCGCCACGGCAGATTGCGTCATTTGTCGCCAAGGCATACGAAACAATCCCATCTGCAGGGCGCAAGTAATAATCGCTGATCCCTGACCCGTGAGGGGTAGGAATCAGGTTTACAGGGTAAGACGTTCGCAGGTCAGGACTGCCGTCTGTGTAGACCCCGGAGAGAATGGGAATTGCAGCCATTTACCACTTGACCTTGTTAGCCCAATAGGCCGCGCTCAGTTTGCCCTTTGCGATGTTCTCGGCATGGCGAGCCTTGAAAGACTCGCGGCGGGCTTTGTCTGACTTGCTTTCGCCTTCGCGCTTTGGACTACCACTCACGCCTTGCTGGCCAAAGCGGATGGTCTTTACCTGGTCACCGGATTTTGCGACTACAACGTGGCTTTTCGTCGGGTGCGAAGGCGTGCGTTTTGGCTTGTTATAGCCAGCAACGCCAGCGCGAGCGAGGCGAGAATCTTTCACGCTGACACTGCCTTGATAACGGCGAAGCGAATCACAATGGCCTCTGAAAGACTGCCTGCCGTTACGTTGCGCACGCTGATCGTTGCCGACCCAGCGCCACACTGAGCATTCAGCGTATAGGCCCCGGCAGTACCGCCAGAGATGTGATTCATCGCCAGAATATCGCCCGCCTCAATAATGCTATTGGTCAGCGAGAAAGAAACCGTAGTCGCCGCGTTCAATGCGGCACCGTCGAGCGTGATACTGCCATTGCTCTTGTTGAGCGTGACGGCGGTTGCCTTGCCTGAACCCGACCCTTGTGTGATCGTGCCGCCTGATCCGGTAGCGTAACCCTGCTTCCCCGTTCCGTTAATCAGTTGGCTACCGCTCGTGGTCACACTGAGACCTGAGGCGGCACCAATCTGCGACCCATCGGTAACGATGGTGTACCAGGAATTCGTAGACAGGTAGAACCGCAGTCGGACAGACGCCCCCGCCGCGAGACTTGACGGCGCACCGAATGCCGCAGTAGCTCCGTTGAGCGCAAACGCGAGCGAAGTGATTTGCTGCGTGGTGCTGACCAGCAGTTCAGTGCCATCTGGAACCCCGGTATTCAGCGGCAGCGTGATCGTGCCACTTGCCAGAGTTCCAGCAGGTTGCAGCAGCATCCATTGCGCCTGCGCTACCGGCGTCGGCACCGTAATGTTGAAGCCGGTAGACGGCGTATAAACATTGGTCGCCACTGTGGGAGACGCGAAGGTCTGCTGAAAGTAGGTCAGAAGTGCGGAGATTGAAAGCCTGCGCGCATCACCATTCGACTGCGAATACACCGGCAGTTGATCGCCAGCGGAAACGCTAGTCAGTGCCGACAGTTGATTGATTTGGGCCATGATTGCCTCTAGTTGAATTCGAGCGGCCCATCCGGGCCAACCTGCACCGGATCGACCGGCGGGCGGACATAAGGGTCGTTGTAATCACGCCACGGCTTCCAACCCGCACCGGCAGGGAGCGTGGACGGGAACTGACGCTCAGGCGGAACAGCGGCACGCGACAGGAGCGTGTTGTAGCCGTTCTTGGCCGTGATTGCAGTCATCGGGTTGAGCGTCTTCCCGTAAGACGGCGCGAGGCGCGAGGCAAGATTGGTAATGATCGCCTCGTTTGCCGAGTCAGGGACGGCGCTTTCGGCATCAATGTCGCTCGCCTCGGGGCTACCAGGCAGCGGATACGCCAACCTGATTCCTTTGGCGTTCCATTCGGCCATCATCGCATCAAGCCTGCGAAGCGCGCTTTCCAAGTCCTGCGGTTGCAGGTCGAAAACGTAAGACGCAAGGCCGATTTCCTCGAAAGCGGCAGTAACAAACTGGCGCTTGCTGTAGCTCATCAGATGCCGCCTTCGCCCGCGATGATGTTCATCGAGGGAGTGCCAGCCGCAGCAATGTGCGCTACGGTGTCGTGATCCTGATCCTTGCTGATCGTGATTTGCTGACCAGCGCGCACAATCAGATCGGCCGCGGTGGCCGTACTCGATCCCTTGCTAGTCCGCACGTAAACGGCGTTCGTTGCATCCAGATTGGTGAACAGCAGCGTTTTGTTGCCGTCGCCAATCGTGGTCGTGCCGGAAGTGGTGGACGTTGCAACCGTGACCCCGGAGCCGTAGCGCGGAGCAAATGAGGCGCGGATGGTCATTTCGTTTCCTTCATGTGTTCGGTGATGTTTTGCAGAAGCGTTGCATCATTCCAGCGCTTGTCAACCTTGAGTCCGATCTTTTCAGCTTGTTCCAGCATTTCGCCGCGGGTAGGCGGCGGTTCTGGCTCTACCTTCGGGCGCTTGAATGACATGACGGCTTCCTCAATCGTGAGAAAGAAGCCTTCAGCGAGCCGCTCCTTTAGCTGCGCTTCATTGTTCACGCCTACCCCGGTGTAGGTCGTTCCCAGCGGGCCAAACCACGCTCCGGGGCAGCGGTAAACAATGGTCGGGAATTCGGTCATTTCTTCTTCGGAGCCTTGCCGGGTTTACCGGCCTTGAGTGCGGAAGTCCGAGCGGACGAAAGCGCCACCGCGACGGCTTGTTTCTGAGGCATCCCGCGCTTTACCTCTTTCGAGATGTTCGCGGAGATGGTCTTCTGGCTATAGCCCTTTTTCAGAGGCATGATGGCTCCAAAAAAACAGGCGGCAGGCAGTTGCCCACCTGACCGCCCGTTAGGTTCTCATGGAAAGCTTACGCGATCCGGTAGGTAACGAACGTGTTCGCCGCCGTCTTGCGAGTGCGGAACCGCGCAACAGATCCACTCGTGGCGGCAGTTGCAGCGCTGCCGACAATCGTGTGATTGGTGTTGACAGTGATCGTCAGCGCAAACGCGGCCAGCGTAATCAACGACCAGTCGAACGAGTCATTGATTGCAAACTCGCTCGCCAAGTCCATCGCCGCGCCCGTGGGCAGTTGCACGTTTCGGCCAGCCGTCGGAGTAGCGGTAACGATGCCACTCAGCAGAGATGCAACGGTAAACGCCATCGAACCGCCGTCGGCAATGTTCGTCGGCGCACCTTGCACCTGCTGATTCAGTCGCCACTGCTGCACCTGCGGATCGGTGCCGATTTCGTACAGCACCGGCTGCGAACCGACCGATTCCACGATGATCGTGGCACCCGCCGAGTACGGACCGAAGACCGTTTGACCGTTCGTGACCGTGCCCAGCAGGGTCGTTACGTCAGGGTAATTCGGGTATCCCTGAGTACGCGATACCTGCGCCTGCCCTTGCGTGTAGACGGCGATGCTTTCGTTCGCCGGGACGGAAACCGTGGCGTTTCCGTTTACTGCGATGATGTTCGACATTTCCTGTTCCTCTGTGAAGTTAGGGGCGGATTTCTCCGCCCCCTTGGGTTAGGTCTGCGAGAACATCATGATGCCGGACATCTGCGGCTGCTTGTTGACCACACCGTACAAGGTATCGAGACGGTACTTGGTCTTCATGGTGTTGATGTCGTACTGCTTCGTCATCACCAGTTCGATGCCCTGATCGGTAGCGGCACGCATCACCGCCGCGCCGGCATCCGTGGGCACCGCGTAGCGACCCGGCAGGATTTCCAGCGCGTCACGGTGCCAGAACGGATTGATCGAACCCGCCACCGTGTTCAGCCACACCAGAGCGGCCGTACCCGATTGCGCGGTAACCGTGCAATTCTGGTACTGCGCTTCGGCGTCCGTCGCGCCCTGGTTGCTGATAATCGGCGGCGTGATGACCAGCGTGGTGCCCGTGGGAACCGAAACCACGCGGAAGGTCTTCAGGCGGCCCGTCGATTGCTTGGTGATGTGATGCACGGCTTCCACGTTGGCAACGGTAAACGCGTCGCCAACTGCCACGTTCGAGGTCGAGTTGACCGTGATCGTCTGAAAGCGGTTGTCCACGTTCGACGTTTCGCCCGTCGCCGCGACCGAGGTCGCCTTCGGCACCCAGTAGTTGCCGGCGGCAGTCAGGGTAGACATGGTGATAGAGCTACCAGCCGCAGCGGCCTTGCGATTCGCGTAATCGAGCTTGTAGGTCTCAAACGAAGCGATGCGGCCGACGTAGCTCTGACGTAGCGCACGGTCGGAAATGTCGTTACCGAACGAGCGGGTATTCTTCGCCAGATCGGACGCCATGCCGTTGTAATCGCGGGTCGAGAGCGCCAGGAAACGATCTTCCGGCATCACGCCTTGCTCGTTCATGATGGCTTCGCACTCGGCAACGTCATCAAAGCCCGAGGCGGCGGCGCTGCGCTTGACGAACAGCGAACCTTGCAGGGCGGCAACGTTCATGATGGCGACGTTGATGTCGCTGGCGAGCTTCTGCTTTGCCGAGTCACCGAGGCGACCTTCCTGCACGGCGTCGCGCAGTTCGGTGGCGGTCATCACCCACGGCACCGAGCGGCTGAAACCGATGGTCGCCGGGACGGAGAGTTGGGTGTAATCGTCGAAGTTGCTGGTCATGTCCGTGCCGCTGTACGAGACCGAAATGTACGGCTGCGGACGCCAGATGACGTTGTTCGTGCGCTCCATCATCGTCTGATCGGTGTTGTATACCGCGACGTTACGGGACAGCACAAGCGCGTCGTTGAAACCTTCCAGAAGGTTTTCAAACGCGACGCGTTCTTCCTTGCTAAAAGCGTTGGCCATGATGGCTCCTAAGAAAAATGAGTGACGGGGACTACTTCGTGACTCACCCTCAAGAGCGGGCGGAGGCTCTTACAGTCTGCCGATTTATGGGCTGGCGAAACCCGGATGGCGGAAATATACCACCATCCGGCCAAAGTCAAGCACGTTTTGCGGCAAGTTGTCGCTTGTATTGAAAAACTTTCGTGTAGTCGCCGGTTTTCTCGGCTTCCGAACGAAGCCGGTCTAGCGTGCTGTCAACCGTACCCGAGACCGGGGCGGAAGAAGTCAGCGGCTTGACGGGCGGCGGGGGAGCCTTGCGGTTTGCTACCTTCAATTGCGCCTCCAGTTTTCCAGCGGCCACAGCGAATGCAACCGGGTCGGTAATTGCGGCAAGCTCGCCTGCGCGCTTTGGGTTTTTCCCGAGGGCGTAGACAACGAGCGCAGGGTTATCGAGTCCTTGCAGCAGGATGCCTTGCTGGGTGACGTTGAATCGCTCTTGCACGAGGGCTTCGGCATCGTCAAAGTCCTTTACCTTGAGATTTGTCTTTGCGGCACCGTAAGCGGCTAGCTTTTCCTGCCAGGTCTTTTGGGCCGATTCCTGCTCTTGGGCTACCCGTGCGGCCTCAGCATCGGCGGCACGCTTTGCCTCGAACCACGAAGCAAGTTCAGCCTCATATTTCTCCGCATCGTAGTCGCAGCCTTCAAGCGTGGGCTTTGCGCCGAGCTTGGCCTTTGGGGCGACCTGCGTCTTTAGCTGCTCTTCTAGCTCACGATTGCGCTTTGCCAGTTCCCGGTGCTGTTTCCTCAGATCGCGCACCCAATCCGGCGCGCGCTGTTCTTCTTCGGGCTGCTCTTCAAGCGAGACCGTAAATTCCTCTTCCTGCGGCTTTTCTTCCGGCGCCTCTGCCTCTGGCGTTTCTTCCGGAGTTTCTTCGGTGACTTCCGGCGTTTCTTGCGGTTCGTCTTGCGGTTCGGTGCTCATATAACCCCCTCGGCATAGGCTGCCGGATGCCCTGCGCGAATGGGCGCGCGACCCTTAGTGAACCGTTACGCCTAGCGCGTTTAGAACCGCGCGGGCTTCAAGATCAATCACCAGTTGCACCGCCGCTAGAACCTCTTCCTCATCTTTCAGAAGTTGCCGCAACTCAACCGCAGCGGCGGCTAGTTCTTGCTCTTGCTGCTGGCGTAGTTGCTTGTCTGCAATCTGTTCTCGTTGCGCCGCTTGAAGCTTCGCAATCTCTCTTTGCAGGCTTTGGAGTTCGCGCAGTTCGCCCGTGTAATCAACGAGCTTTCTGGCAATCCTGCGGGCTTGCGGCCGGTCGGATTCGGCCATCTGCGTGGCAATGCGCCGAACGTCTTCCTGCTCGATCCTGCGCAAAGACTGTTCGAGAATTTCACGCTCGCGGCCCCAACCATCGCCACGCTTGCGGGAAGTGCCGCCACCCGAGGGAGCCGGAGCGGTTCCGCCGCCCCAGGAAACGCCCCAAGACGATCCCCAAGACGTGCCCCAGGTGTTATAGGCGAAGCCCACTTACACCGGTCCCCATTCGTTGCCAGCGGCACCCGTGCCCTTGACCTGTACGTCATTTACGTATTGGATATTCGAGTCAACCTGACCGGCAACGGTGAAGTTCAGGCCGTCAGTCTTTGACTTGACTGCGGTCAGATCGGCGGCAGTTGCGAGGCCGGTCTGAATCTCGGTCACGGCATCGGCGGCAATGCTTGCGGCAGTAATTGCATTGTTCGCAATACTGCTAACCGTGACAGACGCACCAGGAAGCGAGGCGTAGACCTGTTCCCGAAGATCAATCGGGTCTGCGCCTGCGGCAGTGGCCCGCAGGACAAAATCACCTAGCGTATCGGTATTGGCGGCGGTCAAGGCGATGCTGTACCAACCGTTACCGCGTTCGGTCACCGTGGGCGAGATGGAAGCAAACGCCGCGCCGTTCTTGGAAAGCGTCAGCGCAAGCGTTGCACCAGTCAGGCCGGTTACATGGTCGGTCGCACTGGTGAGGAAAACCATCAGGTTTCGGGCGGTGGATTGTGCAAGCATTCGTTACCCCTTGTTGACCACCCGAGATTTGCTATAAGTGTTCCCGCCGCCCCCGGCATAGGTTCCGGTGAATTCCGTACCGCCCGCGCCGTACTGCACGCCTGCTTTCACATCGGCCTCGGCGGGCTGCTCCAACGTGCCGGTAAAGTCGTTGCCGTTTGGACCGTAAATCACGCCTTGGTCTACGTCGCCAACAGGCGGATACGTGCCTGAACCCGTAGACGGCGGGTAATACAGAATCGTGGCTTCGATGTCGTAGTTGTGGAATGTCGAGGCGGCACCTTGCAGCGGAATTTCGCCTGTTACCGCAGTTCTGCCGCCTACAATTGCCAGCCCCTGGCCCGGCGTAATCTTGATTCCACTGCCAGCAGAAGCAGAAAACATCAGCGTGTCATCCATCGTGGACGACTGCACGCCAAAAACGCCAGAGATTCCAACATCGGGAAAGATGTTCGTATAGCTGCGACGGGTAAATGTGCCCGCGTCTACCTGCGCCTTATTCCATGCGGCAAGCGTCGCGCCAGTACCGGCATACGCCAGACCGTGCGTTGAATACAGATCGGCTTGCCATTCCCCCGGCAAAACAATCTGCATCGGGCCGGAAGAAACTTTAAGGCTTGCCGGTGCGGTCTTGCTGGTGTCTGCGCTAATCAGCGTCACCGGATCGCCAGGCATTGCAGCGCCAGCCATGCGACATAGCCGCAGCGGAGGAGTAAGTGCCGCTTCGCCGTCCATCGGCAGAAACATCAATTTGCACGCCAGCGTGACGCCTGAACCACTGCCGTTCATTACGCCGAAGATCGCGCCGCCGATGGTGCGGTCGGTTCCGGCATCAGCGGATCGGAATGTGTAAGTCGCGCCCGTTGCTGTATTGGTGATGACGGCGGCAACGCTCATGCTGTGCTGCAACCCGAATACCTCTTGCACCAGCGCAATGCCCTCGCCAGCACGCAGAATGATCGGCTCTACGTCAACACTTTCACCTCCACGCCAAACATCGGAATAGTGGCTTTTTTGGTGCGTGACCATCGAACCGCCGTAGGTGCGGGACGATAGCTGCGTATTTGCAGTCAGAGGCGAATACGTGGGCGCGTCGTTGATGCGGCGGAACAGTGCCGTTGTGGTCACTGAATCCGGATTAGTCGCTGCTGTCACTTGCGATGGCAGATTTGCGTCTGCCGTGTCGTTCTTGATCGGCGTGATTGCAGCGCCACCAGTTAGTGCGCTTACCCGGTAGATTCCAAAGATGCCAGAGCGGCCGGAGAATGTAGACCCTGCTGGTCCTGCACTTGTTGGCGCAGCCGGAGATACCCTCAGAGATACCACCTCGAAATACGCCCGCGCGTCTACCGCCGTGTTTTCAATGGCGAGAAACGCATCCTCAAGCGGCCGAACATCAGACGCATTGATCCGGACGTAGTAGGTTTCAGGCATCGGGAATCTCGATTACTTCAAACGCTGAGTACCGCGCAGCTACACCGCAGCCCGGGCAGGTGATCGGCGGGGCTTTGCCACCTTGCCCGCCGTTCAAATCCTGCGCCACCTTTTCCGCCACCTCCGATGGGACGCCCCATTCGTGGAGGCACGCCTTGTGCCGAAGCCCTTGCATGATTAGCTCGCTGAATCGGTGAACTCAATTTCAAGATCGGCAGTGCCAACAGCACTTGAACCAGAGTGAAACAGTTGAATGCCCTGCGAGGCGCGGCACGTAATCGGCTCCACGTTCGTGTCACCGTAGCCAGCATTCCAGACCTCGGCAAACGGCACGAGGGTTAGCCAGTTTGCTTGAGTCGTACCGGCAACCACCGGTTCCTCATTAACAAACAGGAAGCGCCGGAAAATGTCCGAGCCGGTCGTCGTCTGACCCGTGCCGCAGGTCGTTGCGGCATCCAGGGCGGAGCTATTGGTGTCGTGCTTGACCGGAGTAACGGCAGTACCGGCAGAAGCGGCAGTGATCCGCCGCACCTGCGCCGTGGTCAGCACGCCAGTAACGGCGGTCGTGCCGTTGTTGAACCAGTAGCACCGATAAGCACGGATAACCCGCGCCGTCGCGCTGCCGTTGAAGACGTTCAGCATGTCCTTCGCAGAAGCGTAGGCCACGCCGCCCGAAGTAGCTCGCCAAGTCGCAGCCATTTAGACCCCCATCGAGTAGATTTTGCCGGTTCCGGCAGTTGATTTGAACACTTCGATTTCCCCGCTACCGTCCATGTGCGGCCCTGCGGCCCACTGCTGCACTTTCCCTTCGCGCAGCGCTTTAACGCTGGCGTCCAGATCGTCGCGGGTATCCCCAGGCAGCAACCCAAGACGGCGTGCGCCCTGAATTTTCAGCATGAAGTCAACGCACCGCTGCACCGCCCATTGCGGCAGCGGGCTTTCGGTGCGCAGTAGCCAAACTCCCATTTTGGGACGCCATTCCATCGCGGGCTGTTTCATTCTGTCTCAATCCTCACAATACGGCCTCGTTCACGAACAATCCGCTTGGGCTTCGAGATAACCGCCAGCGCCTTTTCGGTGTTGGCCGTGATCGAATCATTAAACCTGCGGATTGATTCATCCATTGCGGTTACAGCCTCGTTGATCGCGGCAACTCGCTGATCGAGGCCGGAAACAAGGCTTTGCATTTGCTCGCCAGCGGTAGACCGATTCCGCGCGGCTTCCAGTTCGGCGCGCAGTTGATTGAGTTGCTCATCCTGCTGCGACAGTTGCCGCCGCTTCAGATCGTTCTCAATCTGCATCGCTTCGATTGCCAGCCGTTCACGCTCAGGCATGGCGGGCATGGCCTGTGGCGCGGCTTCTTCTGGCGTCTGCCCAATCTTTGCCAGCGTCTCCGCAGTTTTGGCTTGCGTCAGTTCCGATTCGCTGATCGTCTTCACCGTATCGGCACGGGCCTTTGCAGCTTTGGCTACGGCTTCCTCTGCGGCAGCGGCAAGGAAGATTGCATTCGGGTCTTGTTGCCCCGTGGCAGCGGCCATCAGTTGCGCCTCTTCCTCGGTCGGCTTGACAACACCCATCTCTACAAGCTTGCGGCGGAAGTATTCCCGCAGTTCGCTCAGTCCTTCGCCTTCCAGGTTTTGCATAGCCATCGAGGACAAAACGGCACGGGTCTGCGGATCGTCCGAGACCTGAATCAGCCCCATCAGAGACCTCACAATCGCTTGCCGTTTGCTGCTGCTGCTGGGGCCAACATCTACGTTTACGTCAAAGTCGGCTTCGCTCAGATCGTTGGCAAACTCTACTTCACCGATCTTGTTTACCTGCGGCTTCATCAGTTCAACCGGCTGCATGTCGCCTTGCAGGCCGATTGACTTCATCTTGCGGCCAGGCTCAATGTAAAGCTCTTTCGCCATGCCAAGCCAAATTTCGCCACCACGGCGCACGGCTTTCGACATGTTTGACATGTAGAGGAATGACTGCATGTCCAGCCGCTGCTGGATCATCTCCACGGCTTTTCCGGAGATGTTGCTTACAAGCTTGTCGCCTTGCTCCTGATTGCCGAGAACGTCCCGAATATCTTGCTCAACAATCTGCAACAGCGCGGCCATTGCCGGGGGAACATCTGGCGCTTCCGTGTACGCAAGCGGCCCTGCAGGTTGCGTAGACCCATCCGGCCCGGTGATCGGGTTTAGCAGCAGATACGGATAGTTTTTCAGGTTGTCTTCGGCCCACATCATCTGATGGCCTGCAACCTGTTCGGGCGTGAGAATGGGCTTTCTGATCGGACTCAGCGCGGCAATCTCACCTAGCTTAGACCGCTGCATGTTCGCAAGTCTCTGCGCGTCTTTTGCCAGACGAACGTGACCCATGCACCGCTCTACGTTGTCAACAAACCAGCGCTTGCCGTAGACCGGCACAATGGGAATGTTCGGCCCGACGATATAGCCGTAGTCTTCCAGCACAGTGCGGCCGTTCAGCACGAACATCCGCACCCGACGCTTCTTGATCCGCTTTTGCCGTACCTCGCGGCTTCCAACGGCCTCCAGGCGGGCTAGAAGGTCTTCCGTCAGGTCTTCGCCACTGTAACGCTCTTCCGATCCGTCTAGCGTTTCGTAAACGTGGATCGTCTCGGATACTTCCTCTACCCGGTAATACTCGGCAAGGTAGACAACATCCGGCGTTAGCCAGTCAAACTCATACTGATGGATGTCCTTCGGCCAGCTTGTCGGATCGTCGCCGTACTGCTCCTTATAAGCCTCGCGGCTCATTGAGTAGAGCACGAAACAACGGCGGGCGTCTTTCTTGTCTTGCCGCTTCGCCTCTAGGTCGAAAAAGACACTGCTATCGGCGTCAAAGATCGGCTCGATCTTGATCCGCTGACGTTCGTCTTCCGGATCGCTTTCGTCTTCGTAAACGGCGCGCATCCGCCACGCGCCAAAGCCGCCGCCTACTGCCTCTTCAAAGGCGTTGTCATAGGCTTCCTCGGCTACGGAGTCTTGCTCATCTGCACGGAAAAGCCCATCGCAAACATCAGCAAGTTCATCGGCCTCGCCATCTTTGGGGAGAAAGTCAACCGAAATACGATTGTTCCGGTACTCGGAGAAAATCCGTTGCACCGCGAGGGCGATCTTGTTGACCTCGAATTTCGGGCGGTTTTCGTACTGATCCCAGAGCGGGCCTTCCCATTGCGCCCCGGCAATCGAGTAGAACCGCCGATCTTGCAGGCATTGCAGTCGCTCATCACGCAGCGCCGACTGTATCTTGTCGAATTCCAGCATTGCCTCGCGGTGAATACCCGCAAGACGTTCGGCTGTAGTCGGTCGCGCCATAATTTGCCCTTTCGCGCGTGGATACTACCACCGATTTAGCACAGGAACCGGCGTAACGTGCGCAGGTTTCGCCACCGCCGCCGCCCGCCTTGCACCTTCGCAGGCATACCGCAGCGCGTCAATGCAGTGATTCGCTTTGTCATCCAGCACCGGGAGAACCCGGCCGGTTAGCGGGTCTGTCTTGTAGCTGTAGCAGGTCAGTTCGTCAATCGTATGCTGGCAGCGAGGATGCACAACGATGTCGAAGCTCTTCAGCCACTCGACGCCCTCTTTGACCGAGTTCGTACCCTTAACCGCTGGCATGATCTTGGGGAACCCGTTACGGCGCATGTGACTGATGGTCTCGGGTCTGGACGAATCGGCCACCAGGGGCCAGCGTTCAGACTCCGGCACCGTCATGAACAGGGCCGGGGTATCCACGATTTCACATCCGACCCGGTAAGCCTCGAAATCCACGTACAGCGTTCGCCCGATGATATGGCAGCGCACAAGTACGGTTGGATCGGCAGCAAATCCCCAATCCGCTCCTAGTCTGTGGATTGCATCGGCAGGCGCGTCGAATTCCTCCACGCGCCAGTTACGGAATACGCGAGCCTCGCCGTTGTTAGCGTAGCCACCGAGCCAGACATGGGAGTATTTGTCCGGGTCGCGGCTGCGGTCATACTCCATTTCCTGCCGGAGTACGTCAGGAAACCACGGATTCTGATCGTAGTTGACCGAAACA